CCCGCCGATCAGGTGGTGGGTGGCCTCCAACGGACGGCCACAGAACAGACAGTTATGGTTATACTTGGTTACAATTCCTTCTTTTTTCATGATGTTCCTCCATTATGCTTGTTTTTCTTTGTAGTATCTGCTACAATAGAGGTGGATTTAATCCGAAATGTACGAATTGTAAGGCCCTGATGGTTTGGAGATCATTGCAGGGCTTTACTGCTGTCTTGGATTCTTTACCGGGATATGTACAGGTTCCACATAGATTTTTACATCTTTCTTCTGTGCCTTCTGGCAGTCTTCGCATATTGTGCCTTCCCCCGGATCCAGATAACAGCCACATTTCCGACATCTATTCCATCCTCTCATTGTACTTTTTCCTCCCTATATTACGCCGTACCACGTCAACAGCAGCAGTATCAGCGTGAATCCATACAGGAAGCTCATTCCTTCAGCCCATTTAACAGCCCAGCGCAGATCGTCTGAGATCGTCTCCAGATCCCATGCATCTTCTGTCTCATAAGGCTTAATGGCATACTCCCCAATGTGGTACTCTCTTTTTACTTCGTCACTCATCTTGTGTTCCTCCTTGCCCGCTCTCAGGCGATTTTTGTTATTTTTATATTGGGAATGGTTGCTAATGGACGGTAAATCAAGCTATTCGCAATCTTCTCTCGCTCTTCCTGCGGAAGCTCTTCCATCTTCACCCCTTTATCCCCAATTTTTACCCAGTTTGAATATGTAATCCCCTTTTTCTCCACTCTTACCACTCCTTTCTCTGGCATTGTATGTATTACTGCTTGTACATCTTGCTTGTTTTCTTTCCCCTCCCGTCCTATACTGAATTTACAGGCCTCTGCCAAGGCCGAGTACAGTATGAAGGGAGGGAAAATAATATGGCTGTTGAACAAACATATATCAAAGTGTATTGTCCACATAACGGACGCATATGTAAGGTTCCAATAGGAATGACTAATACCCTTGCTGTTGTTCAAAATACCTGCGATTTTTCCAATGGATGCGCTCCATGTGAAACTTGTGTACATACACTACAAAGTATGATTATTCAGGATCGTAGTATCGTTTACAAAAGTCACGAAGAGCCTCTATCTCTCTTTCTATTTCATGACTAAGATCCGGAGCCGCCATCAGTGCGGCTCTTCCATACATCAGCGCTGATATCAAAAACATTCTTGTCTGCTTATTGATATCAAACTGATTTAAGCCTGCACCCATGATGAGATTAACAATCAGTCCTTGTATCGTTTCAGAATGACATTGCAGTGTCTGGGGATCCGTTGGAAATTCTTCATTAAGGGCTTCCTGTAAATCCTGCTCTGTCAATTTGTAACTATCATTCTTTCTCAAAACATAGCCAAATCGCTCCAAATCCGATTCAGACAGGATTAGAGTATGTTCCAGAGCTTCGTCAAGATTAAGACCATCAGCCAGCTTCCTCATTGCATACATCAGACTGCGAACTACCAAATCCTTCATATAGGGTTTGTCTTTATCGCAGATATCAACTGCAACAGGTTTGGGAAGATATTTATCTGTCAACACGTCCTTTAAGATCATGCTGAGCTGCATTAAATACAGTTCTGCTTTCTCTTTTTCCTCCTGCGGTATCTCATCCCGATTCTGGCTTTGTAGCAGGAAGTGCTTCACATCCTTTAAGTCCTTGGAAAATATCACCGAAAACATAATCCTCTGTTCCGGTTCCAATTTTTCTTCATCAAGCATCTTTGATGCGGCATTTTCAAGTTTCAATAATGATGCAGTCTCTACCGCCAGCGTTTTACAGTCTGCACCTTCTTGTAATGCCGCTTCTATCTTTTCTCTGATCTGATGCCCTACAAGCCCGATTGCATCAAATAAGCTGAGTTCCCCATATAGTTTTTCTATCTGGCTATAAAACTCTATACCTGTCACAGCTTCTCACCTTCTCTCCCCCCTGATATACTCCGGCACTACGCAATCCTTGTTTCCCGGTCTAAACGCTCCTTAGCGATCAGAACCGTGGTCGCTGACTGCATGATTGCCAGACTGTTCATGTCCATCTGCTTCATCTTTTCTACCATCTCTGTTATGGCTTCTGTCCTTTTCTCTTCTGTTGTCTTTGCTTCCATACTTTTTTCTCCTTTCCTTGTGTTTTCTCCCCTCCCGTTCTATACTGGATTTACAGGCCCCCGCCAGGGCCGAGTACAGCATGAAGGGAGGGTAATAATGTGAGTTCTTACAAACAACTGTATATGCACTTAGCAAATGCTGATGGTACTTTTAACCTTTTGGAATTAGCAGTTTTAGATACTGCACTATCACAATATATAGAAACTCTAAAAAAATTGAATGTTTCTGATGATGTAAAAATAGTTGGTGAAATCCAGATATCCGAATCTGCTTTAAAGAAAGTCAAAAAACTTTACCAATCTGCGCATGGTCCTAAAGCATAACTCAATTATCTTTCAGTACCTTCTTTAACCATTCTTCTCTGGCTGCTAAAATATACTTTTGCAGTTCTTCTACGTCCCGCGATAATTTTATAGTTTCTTTTTGCTGGCCCTGTAATTCTGTTACAAGGCCAGCTATCTCGTCTATGGTTCCTTTAATTATGATTTCCATAGTCTGTTTCACCTCCAGTTTTAAATGTTGTAATATTTTACCGATTATGCTATACTGTTCCTGCCTATTTTATGGCAAGGAAGGAGTGGTTACTTTGACCAAACTTTTGTCTTTGCCTGCTCCCTTAATACGGATTTGTCTCGTGGACCCATACACGTTAAACATTGGCGTATTAAAGATTGGCTACTGATCCGGCGTACAATCCATAGATATGAGACTATGTAAAAAAATTGTGAGACGGCACTCACCTTTAAAATGCTTCACCGGGATCATGCCATTTCGTATTGTGTCAGCTATCAGGCAATCTGCAGAACCATACTGCTAAAGTGACACAACTCCTAAAGAAGCACTGGGCGCTATCCATTGCGGCGAAAGCCTGCAAGGATTATAGGGTAAACAAATTTGGCAATTAGCTGGCAGGAATAGCGCTCCTGACAGCTTATTGATTTGATACTCTTTTAAAAATGTACTCTAACCGGTACTCCGGAATCATTTCACAAATCTTTTCTACCTCTTCTAAGGTAAACTCTGTCCTCCCACGTTTTTTATTCCAGAGGGATTTTTCAGAAATTCCCAATCGGATATTCAGCTCCTTTTGAGATATATGTTTCTGATCCAGAATTTTATCTAAATTTGGAAATATTGATTCCTGCAGTTCTTTCATTGTTTCTGTTTCACCTCCTATTTTTGTTGCTTTGTGATTTAATTATATCTCTTAGATTATTTTTGTCAATATGTTATTTTATTTTTTGTTGCAAAGTGATATTTTTTGTGCTATGATGACATTAAATGTAGGAGGTGATACACCATGACCGAAGGAGAAAGACTCAAATTCCTTCGTAAAGCTTTAAACATAAAGCAGGGAGACTTTGCAAAAAAAATATCAACCACACAAGGGCACATATCTGATATTGAAAACGGACGAAAAAACCTTTCTGATCGAACTATCAAATTGATTTGCTTAGAAAACTGGAATGGTAAAACGGTAAATGAAAGCTGGTTACTTAAAGGAACCGGAGATATGTTCTTAAAAGATTCTGAAGAAAATCAAGTAAAAACTTTAGTTTCTTCACTACTTGAACCTGATAAAAATAAATTCTATGATATCATTCTGGAAGTAATCAAAGGATACCAGCAGCTTAGCCCAACTTCTCAGCAGGCCTTAAATGAGTTAGCTGATAATATTCTTAACAACCAGAAAAAACAGCAGCATGAATCTGAAAAGATGGAAAGAAATTCTGCAACGATGCTCAGAGAAGAATTTGAAGAGTGCCCCCGTACCCCTGAAAGCATGGATCAGGCTTGTACCCGTGAAAATCACAAGGCAATCTGATCCATGGCACCCAATAGCCATAAGGAAACTGTGTTGAGTTTTAGAACAGCAATATAAATTGTGTCGTTCCTGAGAAGTCTAAATTATAGTAGATAATATTATGACTGCGGTAATATACTGCATATATATTTTTCCCTTTGTAATGTATGTACTTCTTTGTCACTTCACCACGACCTTTCTTTCGGAAGATTGGGTGCAGTATGATTATAATATGTAATTATTGGAAATTATCTGGTATTATTTTCCATATTTGTGCAGGTAACAAGAACACGTAATAATACATATTTTATATTGACATACGTATTATTACGTGTTATAATATAGACATGATAAGGAAAGGAGTTACATAGGATGCCAATGACACCACGCGAGATGATAAAGCATCTCAAAAAAAATGGTTTTCGGGAAGTCAGTCAGAACGGTTCGCATATAAAACTCAGAAACGACATAACTGGACGCCAAACCGAAGTTCCTTATCACTGCAAAGACCTGAAAAAAGGACTTGAGCAGGCTATATTAAAACAGGCGGGGCTGAAATAAGCCCCACCTTTCCAAAATGGAGGTGCCAAATATGAATAAGTTATTTTATCCAGCAGTATTCCACAAAGCTGAAGAAGGCGGCTTCTGGATCTCATTTCCAGATATCCCTGAATGCCTTACACAAGGCGAGGATATGACAGAGGCCTATGAAATGGCAATCGAAGCACTGGGGCTTGCCATTACCAGCCGTGAAGAGGAGAAACAGCCCATCCCTCCTGCTTCTGATCCCTCTGCCATTTCTCTGGAAGCAGACTCATTTCTTGTAGTTATCGAATTTGATATGCTGGCATATAAGAAACGTACAAATGCCCGCGCTGTCAAAAAAACTCTCAGTATTCCTGAGTGGTTGAATGAGGCTGCTATGGAGATGGGCTTAAATTTCTCCCAGGTGCTTCAGGAGGCTTTAATGGAAAAGGTTCAGATGCGTTGATGAATCAAAAAAATAGCCGCCACTACTCCCAATAGTGACGGTCGGTTTCAATAGCATATTCAGCCATAAAATGCAAGAGCCGCCCGGTGTTACCAGCACCGAACGGCCTCACTCAGATTATCTCTTACCAGAATATACCGGAAAGATACAATCAATCAAATCACCTGCATTATATCATTTTCGGTACGTTCTGGCAAGGGGCGTATTTTTTGTACCTAAAAATCATATAGATTGACACAGGAGATGATATGATGCATGAAAATGTTTTGAAAACTGCTGCCCTCTACATCCGGGTATCCACGGACAAGCAGGAAGAACTTTCCCCGGATTCTCAAAAGCGGCTGCTATTAGAATATGCCAGGAATCACAATATGGTTGTTCCTCCGGAACACATCTACATGGAAAATGGAATATCCGGTCGGCGCGCAGACAAACGTCCCAAATTCCAGCAGATGATCTCTGCTGCAAAACTAAGTTCCCATCCCTTTGATGTAATTTTGGTATGGAAATTTTCTCGTTTTGCCCGCAATCAGGAGGAAAGTATCGTCTATAAATCCATGCTCCGGAATAAATGCCATGTGGATGTTGTCAGTATCTCTGAGCCTCTGATTGAAGGTCCATTCGGCGGTCTGATTGAAAGAATCATTGAATGGATGGATGAATTTTATTCCATTCGGCTTTCTGGAGATGTTACCCGCGGAATGACCGAAAATGCCCTGCGCGGTTCATATCAGTGCAGGCCTCCGCTGGGATATCGTATCCCATATCATAAAGCTACCCCGGAAATTGTACCGGAGGAGGCTGAAATTGTACGGCTTATCTTTGAAAAATATGTCAATGGGATGAGTATTTTTGCCTTAACCAAATATCTTAACAGCCACGGATTTAAAACCAGTCATGGAAAACTTTTTGAAAAGCGCAGTCTGGAGTATATCCTGCAAAACCCCGCCTATGCCGGGGATATTCGATGGAACCGGTGCAACAATACAACAAAGGAAATCCGCGATCCATCTGAATGGATCGTGCGTTCCGGCCACCATCCGGCTATTATAAGCAAGGAACTGTATGAAAAGGCTCAGGCCCGTTGGAAGAGCGAATATAAACCCAGAAATGCAAAACCCAGTGAAGTCACCAAACATTGGCTGGCCGGACTGGTAAAGTGTCCTTCCTGTGGCCGTTCCCTTTCATCCTGCGTGATGCACCGAAAAAGCCTTCCAGATACATTTTCTTTTCAGTGCGGCGGATACCTGAAAGGAAAATGTTATCATAACTGTTATGTTCGTGCAGAATCCCTTGTGCCTGCTGTTTTGAATGCTCTGGAAGAAGCTCTGGCCTGCGGTACTGTCAAGTATGACCTGAAACAGACGGATTCAATACAGGATCAATCACAGGATGAAATTCAATCTTTGAAACGCCGTCTGGAACGGGTGGATCAGAAAGAACTGCGGGCCAGAGAAGCCTATATGGAAGGAATTGACACAAAAGAGGATTATCGAAAAAATAAAGAACTGCTGAACAGGGAACGTGAAGAGCTGACCGAACGTATCTCACAGCTGGAGGACTTACCGCAAAAAGGATATGACGATACAGTGATGTTAGACCGGATATCTAATGTGCTGGATATCCTGCATTCTGATAAATTCAGCGTTTCGGAAAAGAACTCAGCCCTTAAAAGTATCATTGACAAAATTATATATGATAAAGAACAGAACCATATTGATGTGTATTATTACATGATGAAAGCCCCGGAAAACCTTGTAAAATAAGGCTCTCCGGGGCTTTGCCCTTGGCTCATACCCTCTTTCGGTTTGGTCAGCCTTATTGTAAGTGCGTATTTGATTTACTGAGCAAAATAGCAATATCGAAGCTATTAAAAATGGTTTAACTGCCGTACAGTTTACTGGTGATATCAATGATCTTAGAAATCAATCCCTTAATATGAACACTCAAAAAGTTTATTTAATCAGCAAAGATACGGTACAAAATATTCCAGATGCAATGATTGGCACAGGGCT